CTCCTAGTTACCATTTCGTTTTATCAGCCCAATACGCAGCAGACATTTTTCCTTTAGAAATGTTCTTTGCATGACGAGCCTTAAACGATTTTTTTCTTGCTTTTTCCTTAGCAGATGCAGGATTTTTACCTGCACCCTTAACTCCCTGTTGTCCAAAACGAATCGTTTTAATCTGATCGCCTTCTTTAGCGACCACAACATGAGACTTTGTAGCATGACTAGGTGTACGTTTAGGTTTATTAAACCCAGAAACACCTGCTCTTGCTAACCGTGGATCTTTTTTAGCAGCCATAAATACTCCTAATTAATTAACGCATCCCACGTAGCAGGACCAACGATCCCATCCATAGTGAGTTTGTTACCTGTGTTTATAGATTCCGAATCTTGAAATTTCATAACAGCAGCCTTCGTGCCCGACCCAAAAATGCCGTCAATGCCGGCACCTTTACGAGAACGTTTCTTATTCTTTGCTGTGTTAAACCCTTCTTGTTCTAAATAAAGTTGAAGAATTTCAACATGTTTGCCACGGCTACCTTTACGCAACACATGTAAACGTGCCTGCGCTACAGCCTCAGCAAAAATCTGTAAAGGAGTTCTTTCATCCATCTTTGCAGCGTCCAACGTTTCATCACCTGAAACGGCAGGAGCGTCAAACCACACAAACTCTGAACCCTGCACACGACCTGGACATACGTGCCACCACTCCGAAGGTACTGTTTTAACGCAGCCATACTCCGCTGCAATACGGTTAACCTCAGCAGTAGACAACCCTTTGCCTGTGATCCTTAAATCAACAGCGTAACCGTATCCTCCGAAAGCCTCCTGAGCCATATGGTATGAGCCTCTCATACCATTAGACATACGCCTCATCGGATTCGCGGCGAGATTTCCGCGACCTGCCTTGTACTTGTCATACAACGCTTGCTGTTGCGCTAACGTGCGTACACCGCTGACAATCTTTACACGCCCAACAATACGATTATCTTTAAAGAATTGGTTTAAACGATACTTAAACTTAGGGTGCAACTCTTCAGTGCGTACCCATTTAGACGTTACCGGCAAATTAAAATCCATACTATTTTCCAAATGATCTAGGGGAATGGTGATGATTAGCCAAACCCATGTTTCTTAAATGTTCAGCAGATTCAGCGGAATCCGCTGGAACTGCGTCAGGTTGCTCGGTTTCTTTTTCTTTATCTTCCATATTATAACAGTCACCTGTGTCCCGTGTCAGCGCTGTCTGAAACGAATATCTTCAGCGTCTTGAAGAGCCTCATCACGTTCAATCATGTCACGTATACGCTGCATTTCCTGCTCATACGGGGTGTTAATACGCACACTCATACCGCCCAAAGTAGATACAAGTGTTTGGACTACACGCTCTTGATAACGTCGTTCGTTAGGAACAGCACGACGTAAACGGCCGATATAAGGCATTAAGCCGTCCATAACAGCGATACGTTGATCCGTCATCTTCCATTCGCCTTTATTGTTTTTTTCAGCCCAACCAATAGTAGACAAAACAGGCATCAAACCCGGAATGTTTTCCCAAACAACAGGAACTTGCTGATACCTGCCAGAGTAAGGAATGCCTTTAAAGAACTGTTTGCCACCCCAATACTCTAAAGGAACTTTGATCATAGGTGAACCAGCAGAAAGGATGTGTTGGGCTGCGTCAACGAACCCAACACCAGTAGGGTCAAACCTTAACAAATCTTGAAAAGGTAAATCAGGGACAGAATAAACTTGGCTTCCTGCGATACTGAAAGGCATACGGAAACCAAACGGTTCTAAAAAATAACTAGGAACAGTTCCTTCTTCCTCCGTGCCATACTCTAAATTACGTTTAATACTTAACAGCCTGTTGTATCGTTTAGGGTTTTTCGCCATCTGCGTTATCTGTAAAGGCAGATTGTTACGCGACCAAGTGTAGAACGGGAACAAACGTTTAAACCACTCGCTTTCCCTGCCAGAAAGATTGCCGTAATTGAAATGCAACCTGTAAATCATGTCAACAGCGTCGTCTAACGAACCGCCTACCTGCATAGCATGTATACCAGTAGCGAGCCTTAACATTTCCTCAGCGTAAGTGTTAGCGTGACGAACCCCACTGTATAAAGCAAACTGAGCATCTGCCGGGTTGAGGTTTATACGCCAGCCTTTAGCGGCACCATCTTTAGTGCCGAAAATCCATTCCATTTTACGAGTTAGTCGCAGGTTGTGTTCAACCATGGAGGCGGCTTGACCGCCGCCATGAGCGCCCATGTCAACTAGTTGAATAGCGAACTGCACCTCTGGAGTCTGATCCATCGCCCTTAAACCAGCAAGAAGGTCGCCTTGACCTTCTTGGTATGCTTTCTTTATCATCTTGCCGGTACGAAGCGTCGCGCTCAACGGAATGTCTTCAGTCCACATGTTGAACATTCCGCCCATAATGTTACGAGTAACGAAACCGGGAGTGGCAACCATCTGAGCCTTTAACCAGTTATGGGTTCTGTCAAACTGTTTCAAAAATGCGTTGACTTGTGTTCGGTCATTCATTTTTTGAACAGCCAACAAAGCGTAAGTCACTTGATCAGCGAACTCTTGATCGCCAGCAATTCTCCAAGCACCCCACATTAAAGAATCATCATCAAAAAGTTTTCGGAAATCTTCTGTCGTAAGGCCAGTTAAATCTACTTCATCAAATAAGCCTTTTCCGCCGCCGAAAGTTTCAGAAACAAAAACGTCGTGTTCTTTAGCCTGACGGTTAAGAGACATTAAACGTTCTGCTTCCAACATTTCCTTATTTGTTAATGATTGTAAAGCCGCCCGTTCCGCATCTAACAATTTTTGTTCAGCAACAGTCACAGCAGCAGTTCGGCTTTGCTCTCTTGCAGTAGCCTCAGCGTATCTACGCTGAAGGTTTATAAGCCTGTCTGTTTGCTCCACCAACATTTTATCCAAAACACCATGATATGCTTTACGAGCAGCAGGCAACTTTAAATCAAACCCTTTAACAAGATCTGCTATTTCTATAACGTCTTCCATTTTTACTTGAGGGCGGACGTAAGTTAATTCTCCGCTTTGAGTAAACATGTGCGTACCAGACATATTCTCTGCCGCTATACGTTTAAACAAATTATGGATGTCATCCAAACTAGGGTTCGGACCTAATTCAGAAACCACTGATTCTTGAAAAGATCTCAAAACATTCGGAGCCTTTTCGGGAGTAAACAACGAATCTACAGTTTGACGTGGAACAGCGCGAACAGTAACGCGATCTACAAGCGCCCCAGTCTCGTCAAGCAAAGCGGCCGTTCTTCCACCTGTGTTCCTTAAAACATTTATTTTTTCTACAAGATCCTGTAAAAGTTGAGGAGTTCTAGCGTACATGTCTTTACCCAAAACTGATAAAGAAAATTCGTGGTTAACATCTGCTTCCAACTGTTTAAAAGTTGGAACCCATTCTTTAGGATCGTTAACTTTCGGCCCTATGTCTTGAACTCGGCCAACCTGCTCAGAAGGGATCACATCAGGGGGAAAGGTCGCTCTGTTGTGCTTGCCTGTGACACGTGCCACTAAACCGCCTTGCTGATTAGGCACCATGTTGTCTTGCCCATAAGTGCTTATAGGCTCTCTCCTAACCCTTACAGATTGAGTGCCTCCTGTATCAATAAATTGGTTAGATGATAAAGGTAATCCGTTCTCTGTTCGGAATCCGGCGCGGCCAGAAGTCGCCCAACGGCCATAATTTCTTTTACCTTCTTCTGTAACCGCTGTATAAACTTTACCTCTGAAGTCAACATCTTTTAATACTTTTTCTAATTCAAGTCGAAGCCTTATTTTCCTCACGTCAAGATTAGGTTCTTTTGGAAATTCGCTTAAAATTTCTTCCGTTCTCTTCGTTCTTTTAGTTTTTGATGCTGTATAACTTGCAGGCTGCCCGTCTGCGTACCTACCTACACCATATAGTTCTTCCCACGCTCTTCTAAGACGAAGAAATTCCATAGAACGCAATCCTTCAAATCCACTTGCAGTAAATTCTGCTCTGCGGACCGCAGGAAACAATAAAGGCATAACAACCTCATCCCAAACTTTTTCAGCATCATCAGGTTTTAGATTTGTTAAACGTTGTTCAACAAATTCAAAGTATCTTCTTAAATTACCCGTCAAAGGAAGGCTTTCAAGCCGTGTGTTTCTAAGATACTGAGGATTTGGCTTCGGAGGCGTACCATACGTTTCTTTAACAGGTGAAAAAAATATTTCATCTATTGTCGGCGTAGGTTCTCCCCTGAAAAGAGAAGATCGTGGTTCAGGAAGCGCGCCTCTGGTTGAAGCCACTTGACGCACACCTTCTCCAGAAACTTCTATTACTTGATCGTCAAATAAATTAGGATCAATAGGAGTGCGATCTCTTAACGGAATCGCATACCGTTCACTTAACACAGGAGATTCTAACTTGCGTAAAACTTCTAATGCTTTAATTTCAACAGGAACTGTTGCAGTTAAAGTCCTCCCAGACATGTCAGCATGCAACAAAACAGTATTGTTCATCCAACGCTCCGCAATATCTACAGCACGTTTCTGAGCCTCAACAGGAAGATTTGATTTTCCAGCCAGAATCGTTTCGTTTATATTCCACGTCACTTCAACAGGTCTAGCACTTGGCGTTGCAGTATAAACATCTGGACCCAAACGCCCCATAACGGCACCTTCAGTAAAATCGGCAGTAATCAACAACCTAGCCTCTGGGAACTCTTTAACAAGTTTCAAATACTCATCAACAATATTGTTCAACTCAGCAGCACGAGGATGACCCTCAAACTTGTTAACAGTATTCAACTCCCTGCGAGACTGAGGAAGATTATGCCCACCATCTTGAAACCAATTACCTAAAGTTTTCTGCCTGCGACCCTTCAATCTCGTAGAGAAAGAATCAAACAATTCCCCAGAAGACCGATACATCTGACCCGGATAATAAACGCTGTAGTCTCCACGATAAAAACGTTGCAGATCTTCCATTCCTTCAACAGTTTCATCAGCCAGCATCAACTTTTTCATATTAACGCCGATGTCTTCCAACATCTCCTGAACCAAATTCATGTTGTCAGCAATGCCTGCCGTTGGAATAGTAAGGAAACCTTTGCCGTCAGGGGCTAAGGTTTCCAAATCGTCAATAACAGCACCTAATTTTTCTAAACCATTATTGATTACATCGGAACGAGCGCTAAATTTTTGAAGACGTTCAACAATAGGAACCAACTCTCGGACAGCATCAATTTGATTTAAACCCGGCCCATACAATAATTCTTTAGCAGCATCAGCAGCATTAGGATCTTCTAAACCATGACGAATAGAAAAAGAACCGTCAGCCTCCTTGACGATAACGCTTCCTTCAGGATACATCCCTGTCTTAACTAGTAAAGAATCTAATTCTTTACGTATAGCATTTAATTCGTTAACAAGAATATTGCTTTCGGCTAAAGTCTGACCAGTTTCACGCAACAACACTCTGATACCGTCTTCGGAAATTTGACCAGTTTTAATCAAATCAGTTATAAACATTCTCGCAGATGTGCCGCCAAGAATCTCTTCCAAAGGTTCTAAAATTTCATCTATACCTAACGCAGCCGCTTCACGATCAGCAGAAGCCTTCGCTTTCCACCTCTTCGTGTTTCTAACAGTATGCCCTAAACCGGATTCAACAGTAGCGCGCGTAACCGTTTCTTCCATTTTTGACTGCGCTTTAGCATCTAACTTCGCTACCTGAGCAGCAACCTTTTCAGCGTACTCGTCGTACTGTTTCATAACCGCAAAATACTCGTCAAAAGTTTCAGCGTTAAACAAAATACCGTTATCTGCTAAATGCCGTTCATTGACAGCCAAACGAATATCTCTACCCAAAGAAGAAGCGTAACCGCTTTGCCTTTTAGCGTAACCTCGCGTATAAACAGATTCATTCGGGCCGATCCAACCAGCCTCCCTGAACGCCCAATCAATCTGCTCCGTTGTAGACATGTTAAACCTAGGGTCGGCTTCATCCCAAACCATGTATTTAGAAAACCTTGTTTCGTCTACACCGGGCTGCATCGTTTTTCTACGCAACTTAAATCTTACAGAACGAGTAGGATCACTTTTGTAAGGAATATCTAATTGAGTTCCCAACTGGAGAACTCCATCAGAGTCCACATAAGTAGGTTTAAGAGAACGTTCCTGCAAATGGCGAGAAGACATACGTTCCCTCGCCTCAGCCGCAGTATTAACCTTAGCGTAAGGAACATCAGGTTCTAAAATCCCTTTAACCCAAGCAGGTAACCTGTCAGGAACATTCCCCCAAATATTTTCCAACAACTCACGGGCAGATCGGAAACCGCCAACCTCGTCTTGAAATAAAGTATGCGGAGAATAACCGCCCTCCATTAAAAGCATTTCCTCAAATTGTTTAGAAACCCTGCCAGTAGATGTATAAACATCATCTCTTAACAAAAACTGTGTTAACGGATCGCCAACCATTTCTTTCCACGTTGAACGAATCTGAGCAATCCGTTGCACAGACATCCCATATTTTTGTTCTAAGTTAGCGGTACGAGCAGAAGACAAAGTACCGGCATCAATCAACGCCGCTTCTTCATCAGAAACCTCTAATATAATCCTCCCCAAAAGCGTGTCATCTGTTAAACCAAAATCTTGATTCATGTGGTTAGCGAATCTAATATTCGCGTCACCACTGACAGCCTGCCAACGAGCAGCCATTGTGTCGCCACGCATATTACCTTTACGCATAATATGTGACAAAATAACTTCTTCTACCTTGTCGGAACGGGCAAGTTTAGCGGCCATATTATCTTGAGGAGTGCCAAACGTTTTACCCATACCCTGACCCAAACGACTCACAGCGGCACGGCCAACTAAAGAACCCGGCAACGCCTGAATCGTTCCAAAAACCCCACCCAAAACAGGTACAGAAAATTCAACAGGCATGTAAGCAGCCCTGCGAGCAACCTGTTGAACAGCAGGACTCACTCCCTCAGCAAACGCTTCTTTACGGGCAGCCGTTCTAATCAAATTCTCCCAAGACTCATCGCCCAAAGACTCCGCTAACCTTCTTTGAGTATACGCAGGAACCTGACCTGCCCTTCTAGCAGAAGACAAACCCACAAACGGAGTTGAACGAGACATACGACCCAACACAGGTCCAGTACCCGGCACACGAAACTTCAACCCAGTGTCAATACCTAAATCTTTAACAAGTTGCGCGCCAACATCACCGTGCTGTCTTATCAACACGTTACGAGCAGCAGAAACACTCTTGCCTTTACTTGCAGCCTTCACAGCGTCCTCTAAAGCACGCAACTCAGGGGTAGCCTGACCAGCCTTACGTAACTCCCCGATACGAGGCGTTACGTCGTCTATAAGACCTCTCGCACCTCTAGCCCTGCTGTAAACATTCATGCCACCCAGCCACATCAAAGGATCGGTAGCGACATCCCCAACAAAACCTATAATGCGGTTACCCCAACCGCCTAAACCAGCGTCAATACCCATGTCAGCGATAATGTCACCAAACCCGTGATGTTGACGGGTTTGCTGCAACCAGTCAGAACCAGAAAACCCTTCACCTTGGAAAAGGTCCACAGTCTCCTGAATAGTAGAAGAAATAGCGGAACGAGGCATGTCAAGCATGCTTAACGTTTTCATTACAAAACCGCCGACACCGCCAGCATCCGTGTTGCCTGTAGTCCAAGGGCTTAAACGTTCTTGCATACCAGCAAGAACGTCAGGAGTTATTTGAGATGCAAAATTTGGAGATTTGTTTTGCTGTTGACTATTTAAACTATTTACAGCGTTTAAGTAATCTTCTCTACTTAAAGCCATAATTACTCAACAGGTGCTTGTAGTTCCGCCATCAATCCCGCTTGTGCTATGTCGTACGCATTTACACCCGGATTAATGTTTTGGTTTTCTTGTGTTATCGCTAGTATTTCGTCTAATAAGAAAGGTAATATTTGCGGATCAACGTCTGGAAGTGCATACCCTTTTTCTGATAATTGGTTTGTTAACACGAGATAAGCAGCCATTGGATTACCGGCAAAGCGTGGATCATTTGGTTCTCCAAATTGATTCGCACCTGCCAACCACATAGCGTTTTGCCACATTTCTTCATCTTTAGCGGCAGAAGCGTTGCCTGCCATCATCTGTTGAGCCACACTAGTTCCACTCAACATGTCTGCAAATATCAACGCAGGATCTACACCCATAGCGGAACCTTGTATCTGAGCCATCTCAGCCATGTTTTCCAACTGACCTGTCTGCTGCAACTGACCCATTTCTAAACCTAAAATAAGGTCATCCATGCCGAAATTCATAGAAGAACGCCTGTCAGCCTGACCAAAAGCAGCAGAATCTCTTAAACCTTCAGCAAAATTCATTTCATTAGAAGCCTGCATCGCCATCATTTCTTCTATAGCGCGCCTTTCAGGGTCCAAAACGGCAGCGTCTACACCCATGTCTGCTAAATCAGCGGCTATAGAATCAGTCGTTGCACCCAGCGAAGCGGCAGCAGCCGCATCGCCAGCAACCAAATCATCTAATTCGGATTGGAAACCTGCTTGAAGTTCTCCCCACACTTGGTCAAGTCTTTGTTCTGTAGCCGCACGTGCGTCGTTAACATTCAATATTCCTGCTGCAGTCAACTCGTTAATGAAACCAATTTGATCTTGAAGCAAATTGGTTAAACCATTAGGGTTCCAACCCGGTCCCGTTTTTTCTGGAACCTCTTCTAAATCGCTCATAGTTGCTTTAATTATTTCATCCTGCATAAACGGATCAGCAAAATCCATGCCTGCTATTTGATCCATCAAAGTAGCGTAATCATCTTCAGTAAAATTAACTTGAGAAGAAGGTTGTCCTAAAACGTTTTCGTTAACCCAACTGCCAAGATTTTGAACCCATTCCTGTTCACGTGGCGACACAGCAGCGTCTATAATTCGTTCCAATGGTTGGATAATGCCTCGGTCTGGCAATTGAACAATCGGGCTGTTTGCTTCAAAGTTATCCATAAATCTTTCAAACGAATCTGGTGTAAACGGCCTCATGGCATCTCCAAGCCAATTCAACCCATACCTTGCCCCAGTAATAGGATTCACATTAGTGTTTGTACTCAAACCGGGAACATCATAATTCCAAATGTCTGACCCTACAGAACCAGCCGTATCTAAAAAACGTTCAATGAGAGTATCTTCGCCGCTTTCATTAGTAGCATCCCAAGCATCACTTATTTCGGCTACTACCTTGCCACCAGTAGCATCCCACACATCGCCTAACCAAGTGTCTGTCCTTGGGGTAAAACCACGAGAATTTGGGGTAAAACCACGATAACTCATTGTGTAGCCTTCCGATACTGCTCCGCCACATTCGCCTGACGCTCAGCAGCCTCCAAACCCTCACTCAACACCATCTGGAAACGAGGATCAGCATAACTCATTTCAGTACCCATGTTTTGAAAAGCCAACTCAGCGACAGCCTTCTCTAAAGCACTACGCAAATCGCCATAACCACGCAAAGTCGCACGTCCATACTCGCCCAAATCTTTACGCTTAATACCAGAATTAACCAACCCACGGTTAGCCAACCCAGAATAAGCGCTTCTTAAACCAGAATCGCGTTGCAACTTCCAGTCACGAACACCCCTGCCATACATTTGACCAGCCAAACCAGACTGATAATTAGAATGTGACTTAGCCGCAGTATACTCCTGCTCACCGAAACTCATGGAAACCTCCTATAAAACAATGCTATTCTGTCCCAGAATCCTGAGAAACACAATCATCGCAACAATTACAAGAACTAATAAGTTCTTGTAAATGCTTAACTTGTGCTCGCAAAGAAGCCAACTCAAACTCTAAAGCACCACGTTCCGACAGATTAGACGTGACATCGTTTAAGGTAATATCGCTCAATTTTTCATTCCTTCGTAATAAGACAAGTCCGTGTTATCCACAAACTCTTGATAATCCCCTACCTGTTGAATAATAATATGGGTCACAGGCTGAGGTGTAGCCTCATCTCCAAACATGGTATTAATAGCCACAATCAACCCACCCACAGCAGTTAACATTGCAGTAATAGCCGTTACTATTTTTGTCGCTGACATTAATCACCCTCTAATAAACTTTGAACTTGAACCTCTACCAAAATTAAACGATTATTAATCTCATCAGTAATCCACTGAGGAGTATTACGTTCCAAATCAGCAGCACGTAACGTATTTAAATTATTCATATTGTCATCTAAAATATTCATTTGAACACGGAGTTCATCCATGTCTTCTTCAACAACGGCTGTTATGCCGTTGTCAAAATGTTGAACGCTTCTTTCTAAATCACTTATTCTTCCAACAACCATAGAACCTTGCCATGCAATGACAGCCCCTAAAGTTACACAAGAAGCAACAAACCCTAACGTTGTTTTCCTTAAACCTACTTCTTTCCATGATGTTGGCGCGTCTTCACTCATTACGCTTCTACTTCATATGGAAATTTTATATCAGTAATAGGTTGCTTACACGGACCGCACATAACGTCACCATCAGCAGGTTTTATTACCTCTATCCCAACGTCTTTATTTACGCAATTTTCGGTACGGCACGTAACAATATAAGTATTCATAACTAAACCTCCAAGGTCACTAGAAGCGAAGCGTCGCCGGCTACAAAACCATTTGAAGTATTAAGCAAGAAAACTCTGCAAGACGAAGCAGTAATATTATCTACGTTTGGAACTTTACTTCCGCCACCGCCACTATTTGCCTGTGTAACCATTACATTAGGTGCACTGGAAAAACGACTAGAAGTAAATGTTACAGTTGTTCCTGATGCTGAAATGCTTTGAGACGCAAATGTTTCTACAATAGGAGGAGGGTTTACCGTTGAATCTATTGTTCCAACAACATCTAACGCAGTAGCAGGATCAGATTTTCCAATACCAACATTGCCACCACTCAAAATAGTCATTCTTTCGCTGTCGTTAGTTATAAACCTAACTCTATGCGCTGAACTTGTTCCGAACAGTCCTGTATTAGAACTATCAGAACCTATATAAGTAGTAGCCGTACCATTCAACGATCTAAAATAAGCAGCCCCAGATGATGCAACTACATCTAACCTGTTTTCTGACTCATCCCATAAAAGATGAGAACCAGCAGCAGCACCAAAGAATTTAACGTCATGTCCAGTATCGTCAACTCCGACTGTTAATGCGCCAGTAATACTTAAACCACCTAAAGTTCCGACACTTGTTAAAGAAGAAGCAGTAACACCACTAGCCAAAGTACCGCCAGACAAAGTACCAGCAGCCGCTGTTACCGTAATAGCGCCAGTACCATCAAAGTCAACACCATTAATTGCTCTAGCCGTAGCCAATGCAGTTGCTGTTGCAGCATTGCCGCTTGTATTTTGATTACCAGCAGCGTTAACTCCCGGAAGATCTATGTTTCCAGTTCCATCAAAAGAAACACCTCCGATGTTTCTTGCAGAAGCAAGCGCTGTAGCGGTAGCGGCATTGCCAGTTGCCGACCCAGCCGAACCAGAAACGTTACCAGTAACGTTCCCTGTTAAATTACCAGTAACCGAAGTAGTGGTTAATATCCCCGAATTCGGATTATAACTAAGACCAGTATCTGTCTCAATTCCTTGAGTGCCTGTAGCACCGTCAACGAAAGTAAGGTACACAGTCTCGTCTGCGCTGTTGTTTGCAGTCGCTGTAACATTAGTAGCCTCCGTAGCAGTAGCCGAATTTCCTGTACAAGAACCAGAAGAACCAGAAACATTACCAGTCACATTTCCAGTTAACGCTCCAGCAAACCCAGTAGCAGTAACAATACCTGAACCAGAAGCAAAAGTAAAACTTGAAGAACCAGCAAAAGAACCAGAACCGTTGTACTGAACCTGAGTATTAGACCCACCGGGAGAAGCACCACTAGCCGCATTAATCCTGTCATCAATAGCGGCACTCGTCATAAACGAAGTGTCATTATCAGAAAATGATTCTCCAGAAGTTTGAACGGCTGTAATCCCAACCGAATCTATTGTAACCGTACCAGAAACAGTAAGAGCGCTAAGAGTACCCACACTTGTTAACGAAGAAGTCACTACCGTAGACTTCAACTCTGTGCCAGTTAAAGTTCCAGCAGCAGCCGTAACTGTAACATTTCCTGTGCCGTCAAACGAAACACCATTAATGTTTCGTGCAGTCTGCAACGCAGTCGCAGTAGCAGCATTACCCGTAGCAGAACCGGCAGAACCTGAAACATTGCCTGTAACGTTGCCAGTCACATTTCCTGTCAAGTTACCTGTAACAGAAGTAGTCGTTAACACACCGGTGCTTGGATTGTAATTTAACCCAGTATCAGTTTCTACACCTTGAGTTCCCGTAGCCCCATCTACAAACGTCAAATAAACTGTTTCGTTAGCAGAATTGTTTGCTGTCGCCGTAACGTTAGTGGCTTCTGTCGCAGTTGCTGCATTGCCAGAAGTTGCTTGATTACCGGCAGTATTTACTCCCGGCAAATCAATATTGCCTGTACCGTCAAAACTTACTCCACCAATATTTCTTGCAGTTGCCAACGCTGTAGCCGTGGCCGCATTACCAGTAGTAGATCCAGACGTTCCAGAAGTATTGCCCGTCACATTGCCTGTAAGATTGCCAGTAACTGAAGTAGTAGTTAGCACGCCGCTGTTTGGGTTGTAATTTAAACCTGTGTCTGTTTCAATGCCTTGGCTTCCAGTAGCGCCGTCAACAAAAGTTAAATAAACCGTTTCATCCGCAGAGTTATTAGCAGTAGCCGTAACATTGGTTGCTGTAGTTGCTGTAGTAGCAGTCGCTGCATTACCAGTGATGCTGCTATCTAAATAAGCAACCGTTCCCGATCCGTCAGGAATTGTAACTGTACGATCTCCAGTTGGATCAGTAATCGCAATAGTTGTTTCATGAGCATCTGGTGTAGCCCCTTCAAAAATAAGAGGACTAGCAGCAGAAAACGTAGCAGAGGTTAAAGAAATATCTGAATCAAGATTAACTGTCACGGTGGACGCAGAGCCTCCACCGTTTAAATTAGTACCAGCCGTAAGAGTATTAATTACACCGTCGGTGCCTGACGAACCCGATGCACCGGCAGGGCCGGTTGCCCCGGTATTTCCTTGAGAAGCAAGAGTTTGCCAGTAAGCGGTTTCACCCGGAGTGTTACCAGTTGTTGCTTGTCTAGCAACATATGATGAGTTGTTGTATGTGACTACATCACCAGTGGCGTATGTTGTGCCAGACCCGTATGTCCCGACGTAATCGGGACTTCCCGATATCGCGATAGTAACGGGTGGTGTAAGGTTTTTTTGTACCTGAAATCTTGGGATACTCATTTATCCTCCTCCAAGTGCCACTCAAGATGCCGGTTTTGCGAGTCTCTGACTTCGCGCACATCATCTTTTACTTCTCCAACATTATCTATAATCATTTCCAACATGTCTAAATTTTGAGCGTGTTGCTCACTGTTTTCGTCCCGAAATCGTTTACCCAGCAACGCCAAGATGCCAGTTACAGTTGCGGCTGCAATAAGCCCGACTGCGCCGATGATTTCGGCACCCATTATGCCTCCAGCGCTGCTATACGTGCTTCTTGACGCTTAATAACATTTACTAAAGCAGGTATAACACGGTCATATTGAACACCATCTGCTTCTCCGTTAGGACCAAAATGCACTAAACGAGAATCAATTTCAACAACTTCCTCAGCAATAAAACCCCAATGAGATCTATCTTTATCATCGCCAGAACACAAAGACTTGTAAGAAACAGGACGAAGATTTAACACCGCATCAGCAGAGTCGTCATCCATTGTTTCAACATCTGTTTTAAACCTTATGGAAGAAGTAGAACGTTTGAAATCTCCTTGAGGTGAAGAATCAACAACCATGTTTGCGCCTGTACTAGTCGTAGTGGTATAAGTTGTAGAACTGTTTAAAGTACCATCGGCTTTTAATCTTAATTTTTCTGTATTGTTTACAATAAAATAAATGTCGTGATCAGAGGTAGTACCCCATAAAGCAGAGGAGTTTCCAGCAGGACCAAAAACAGTAGTTGTCGTGCCATCGCTTTGTTTGATATAAGCATCACCGCTTGCTGTAACAATATCAAGTGGCTTAGCAGGAGAAGTAGTACCAATACCTACTTCACCACCTAAAACAATTAATCTATCAGCGGCTTGATCGTACTTCATGTACGCCCCATCAGTCGCACCATAAAACGTTACATTATGGCCAGTATCGTTAACCCCAACAGTTAAAGCACCAGTCATCGTTAAAGAAGAATCAAACGAAACCGCCTCATCAACATTCAAAGTACCTTTAATCGTAGTCATAGACCCAGAAGTACTTAAATCAGGAGTACCCTTAGCCCAAGTCTCCACACTAGTAAACCGAGTATTCATAGCCGAAGCCACAATCGTGGTACCAGCCACAAACGCCGACCCCGTACTTAAATCTGCCATTACCTTATTCTCCTAGTCCGATACATCCCAACCACAGAAGTACAACCCCACTTACCGTTGTTATTCGTGGTCGGTTCAACATTAAACCTTATACATATAGCCTTTGCTGTCCCAGCAGAAGGCCATTTAAAGAACTTGTAAATTTGAGAATCACCAAAAGAAACCCAAGTATCGGTATCCCACGTAGCAGAATCCCAAGCAGCAGAAGAAGCCTCACCAGTAATCTGCTGCGACAAAGTAGTTGCCTCACTACCAGTATTATAATCTTTATAAATTTTCATTTGAATAGCAACAGTGTTATCAGCCAACAACACCGTACGTGTTTTGCCCCACCGTTTATTAAACGTGGGGCGATTACCTTCCAACCAGCGAGTCTGATAAAACGAATGAATCTGAGTATTAGAAGGAGCACCAGTATAATCGTCTACATCAGCGTCAATGTTTACTTTACACACACGAGTAAAAGCAGCAGTCGTTACTCCACTAGCCACATCAGAAGTAGCACATAAACCTAAAAAAGTTCCACCCGGCGGTTTATAAGCAAACAAATTACGGGCATTAATATCAAAACGAGTCCAACTACCGCCCTGACCTAAAGAAGGATCAAATACAAAAACGTTACGACGATTTACTTGATTAGAATTTTGTATATTGTCGCCTGATTGATAATCAACAGAAACCCACAAACGATTGTCATGCCACATTAAAGAAGGAACACCAGTAAACGTTAACTGACTTCTTGTTACCGCTGGTTTAATAGGATGAAACATGTACTCTAAAGACTCTGTACCTAACTTGTACACGCCTTCTTGAGCGTACCAAAAGAAAACACCCATAGGAGAAGAAACAGGAGTGCAGTCATCTATGCTTCCTGCAATTCTAGTCAAGTTAATTACTTGAAAAGAATCGGAATCAAACCCATAAACGCCGTAAACAGCGTTTTCTTTAAACACAAGTAAACGATCACCATTAGGAACAATAGCGGTTATGTGGTCGCCATGTTCCCCAATATCAATATCTATATAAGAATCTGCTTCCCATTCGTCACCTTTATCTATTTCAGACCAACGAATACGATTAGGATAGTTTGTGCTGCTTTCTGTAGTATTCGCTACCCAAACACGTTCTCCCCAAGTGCATGATGAACGAGCCAAAGGAAATTGACCTGCGCTACCATCAATAGTTGCTGTTAATACAGAAGCACTATTAGCACCAGTCCACTTTACAGCAGATTTATTAGTTTCAAAAAATGCTCCATTAGAAATAAAAGTTGCATCATTAAACGTAACAAAACTAGGTAAAGTATGACCAGCCAAAGCAACACCAGAACCACTAGCGCTAGTATTTATACGAGTAAAATTGCCACCAGTGCCATAATATAAACCAGTATTAGAACTATCCTTAGCAGCGACAAGAATCTGATTATCGCCAGTAGTTTCATGATGGGAAGAAATTTTAAGAATTTCACCCAAAGCAGAAGCGTTTAACGCATCAATAGCGTCACGGCGAGCAATACCGCCCCGTGGATCAACCTCAACGTTTAACATCGCAGGAGATTCTGACGGACCCAAAGACGTTTGATCCGATCTAAGGTTCAAACCACCAGTAAAATCTTTTAATTCCTCATAACGATAAGGCTCTCCGCTACTAGCAGGCGGAATGTGATCATCTAAAGCCATACGTTACTCCCAAGAGTAACGTAAACGAGCAGGCAAATATTGACTCATCCATTTACTAACCCTGCGACTATTTAAAATCATAGGTTGAGGAGCCGGAGTGTCATTGTAACGAGCAGCCAAATTGCCTAACTCGCCCACAAACTGAACATAATATTGTTGCGCCATGCCGCCATCTTCCTGCTGCTGATAACAGCGGTAAATAGCGTAAAGACTTAAAACATTGTCAAAAGGATCAGGCAAATCAGGAGTAGTGTCGTCAGCAGTTCCAGTTCCAAAAGGAGCAGCGTTACGATAACCACGAACATGCATCGTGTACGTAGCATCAGGAGTAGGATACACCCGAACAGTTTCACCCCAGTAAGACCAGTACCAAGGCTCACCAGTAGTGTTTGTATCTAACGGATACATAATGTCTCCGTCGTCTGAACCGATTAATTCAAGAACATGATCTTCAGTTCTTATACTGTTAATTTCCCGTAAACCATTCGTTACAGAAGCACCAACAGTCGTTATAGAATAATCTTTCGTGTCAGCAACCGCTGAAAAAGTAGTTGAAGTTTCAAGAAACGGCCAACGTTTCTCAGAATGAATAATAAGGTTATAGCCTTCAGTAATAAAATGATTTAACGTAGCATCAGAAATATCTGTTGAATCAATATCAACAACATTTCTAGCGTAATCACGCATTTCAGATAACTGCATTAAAACCCCTATCCTCTATGAAAAGAACAAAACTCGCTATCCGCAACCCTATTCCCCTTACAAGGTTCACCATTCTTTTTAGACGCAGAACAAATATTTGAATCATACACAGGCGCGATCACGCTGGTATCTGCCACTTGACGAACATTTCTGTTCGGCCCAACTGCTTGAGGGCGTGGAGTGGCATCTCTAAAATTTTCTGCTGGCTGACCGTAAGGCCTCATGTTTTTCGTGTAAGCGAGTGCGTTAGTTCTTGACATACTTTATTCTTTCATGTCGGATGGGGGCTGCAAGCAGCCCCCACCTAACAATAGAATTAACCGTTAGTAATTCCGTGTAAACGTCCTTGACGCGCACGATTGCTAATGGTCATGTTTCCATAACACAAGATTTGTGAGAACACAGAATCTTGGTTGGTTGGGCGCACAAACGGGGTTGGTTTGAACCAAACATCGCTGTGGCCTACAAGTTGAATGTATTTTGTATTAAGGAAATACATTTCATTTGCTGGACATGTAGAATCAAATGTTATGGGCGCACCCTTGAACATAAGATTTTGGAATCCACCGTCAGCCAAGTCAGTGTCGGTGTACCGAATTTGACTTGAAAGCAATGCTTCGTAGGCTTCATAGCCCTGTTGTCTTGCAAATATAATGGTAGGTTGGTCGTTACCTACAGAAATGGTGTTATAAATAGTTCCCATTCCTGCAAGAGACAACGCTCCACCAAGGTTTGTTTGAGTTGGTGCCCAGAAAGAGTTACCAGAGCCACCGGGGTTAATACCACCCACAGTGCTACCAGAAACTAAACTTTGGATACCTTCCCAGTCCTTGCTTGAGTTGCCAGAACCATCACCCCAAAACATGGTATTCATGTTATCAATGATTGTTTCCTGTGCTTGGAAAATTTTTCCTTCAAGCAAGTCAATTATTTGAGCCTCGCCATTATTTTTGGCTTCCTCTATACCAGTAATAGTTACTGTTGCTGCGTACTGTTTCCAGTCGTATTCAGCGGCTGAGATACCTGTTTGAGCGGTAACCGTCAAAGTATCTACACCAGAATATGATGCAGCAGTAGAGTTTGAACCATAGATAATAGGAGTTACAATTTTCGCACCACCTGAAATGCGCCGAATGTTGTCACCTTTTGTCAAGGCATAAAACAGAGGCCGAGCCGAAAAGACGTTATCAACCAATTTCGGCACGTAGTTATTCAGGGTAGTGGAAAGTATTTCATCAAAATTACTGTTACCAGCCATTTTATTTCTCCACCTCCTACAGTGAAATTATCAGACTAAGTTTTTCTTAGCCTGAGCAAAAGCCTCTCTGATCGTTTGCGGAGGATTTTTAGCCTGAGTTTTAACAGTATTCGCTGCTGTTGAACCACCAGATTCAACAACTGCGGCATCCCGTTTAGCCCCAGTACGCTCTTGTTCCTTTTCCAACTTTGTTGCTTTTTCAGAAACTGAATCAAACCGCATATGAGTTAATGCTGCTTCAAGGTTTCCTATTTTGTGCCGCAACGCATGTTCAAAAAGTTCGTTAGAGTCAAAATCTCCGTATTGATCTTTAAGATCTTCTACTTGTTTTTCTACTTGTTGTTTACGTGCTAGACGATCTTGCTGCGCTAAACGTTGCTCTAATTCAGATACACGCATTGCAGTAGCGTCCACTTGTTGAGGCTCTTCATCGTCATACCAATTATCATTAGTATTCCGGATCGGAGCCGGTGGTTGTGCTGCCAAACCAAAGGCTTCTCCTAAAGCATTTAAAGTCTCTGCTGGATTATTTTCCAACGAAGACACTATTGCTTCCGCTTGCTGTAACCGTCTACGTTCGTCTGCCAACTCTTGCGTCTTACGTGTGTAATCTGCTTGTCGTTGGTAGCCGTCTTGAAGTTCTTCAAGGCTGACCTGATGTTCTTCGCCGTCCACCTTTATGGTGTAGGCTCCCTCAACAGGTTCCTCTAATACTTCCTCTGACGCTTCCGAAGTGTCCACTTCCGTGGGTTCCATCAACTCGTCTTCCATTTTGTTTTACCTCACTTAGAGTCCATAAGGTTGCTCTATTAAAGAGGGACTAACTGTCCCATTATAAGTTAAACAAATCCAAACCCATTTGGCCTTGCATTTGTGCTAACAACTCAGGGGGAACACCGCCAGTCGGTGCAAAAGCACCGGCTTCAGGAGCAACAGGAGGCATCATGCTTCCCATGTCCGCAGGCATCCCCATAGCAGCATTCGGTCCACCTTCAGGACCGCCTTGCTCCGGTCCCATCGGCATAGGAGGTTGCTGCATAATAAATTTATCAGGATTTTTAATACCAAATCCTTGCTGAAGAACATGTTTTGCTAAAGCCATAGGATCAATAACAGTTCCAATCAAAGGAGCCATAGCGTTTAACAAAGAAACAGCCTGCTGTTTTCTTATAGTGTCGTTCATTGGCTGAGTAGAACCAGCCTCAACACTAAAATCGTATTCCCCAACAATGTCTTCCCTGTTGAAAGGAATAAAAAGATTTTCGCCACCATTAGCAGCGACATAAGCCATTTGCTCACCAGTCATAAACTGTTGCATAACTTGGATCACACGACGAGCAATCATTCCAATACTAAGTTCTACAATCGCTAGTTTGTCTGCCGCTCTAGCGTTACCAGCATCAGCAATAATTGAAGCCTCAGTAGCGGTACGCCGTATCTCAGGCATTTGACCACGAGCATACTCAGAAACACCTGATACAACGTTAATGTCGTTTTCAATAATTGAAGAAGTATTGTAAACTTCAGGCGACAACGGTATTTGCGGCAAAGGCATAATGACTTCAGACAAAGGTTTGTTCTCGTCAACGACAGGAACAAACCGTCCATCTTGTTCAGATTCTAAAGCCTCACGACCTTCAGGACCAAAAGAACGTTCGTGGTATAAATATTTACGTCCATAACGTTTTCTAGCGTTAACTAATTGGCTACGGGTTTTGTCTAGTTCTTCTTGTAAAGACTCTATTGCTTCTAAATCACCCATAGGGTAAAAGAAATCAGGAACATCGTAATTGCGTATCATCACAAACGGTTGACCATACGCATACGGCATAGGAGTTGGGTCCACAAGAAACTCGTCGCCAGAATCAGCCATAACACACATAGTGTTACCCATAATGTCGTAATATTCCCAAATAATTACACGTTCAGCGTCAGAAACGTAACGGTCATCTCTGGCAGGATTTTGTAATGAATCTGTAACAGTAGCGTCAGCAGACAACTTTCTTCTAACAGAAGGTTTATATCGTTTATCAGCCTGCGCTTCATCTAAAGGACGTACCACTCTTTGAGCGATCCATTTAGCGTCATCCATGCATGTTGCTTCAGGATCTACAAGAATATCAAAAGGTGACACACGTTCAACGAAAGGTTGATCTTCAACAATAGTCATTTCTGTTGAAGGCAAATTAGCCATCAAATCTTCATCAGTTGGTAAATCCCCAGCCAAATCAGGATTTTGCATAGCGAAGGTATCAGCCTCCATTATCGCTTCGTCTAAATAAACATCCTTTTCAGAATCGCTTAACGCACGTTCCTGCTCAACAAACTTCCAACCAACTTTAATCCAACCGTGACCAAAAATAAGAAAATCTTTAACAGCACGTTTAAACGGGCTACGAAAATCGTGATGCTTCCAAAGATAATTAACTACTGCTTCAACAAAAGCAGAACGATCCTCGTCTTCTGGTTGATTAGGTGTTACAACAATTTTAGGATGATTAACTGAAACTGAAGGAGCAATAACGTTAATAGTAGAAAACGCTATGTTTACGGCTATCAAATCTTCATTAGATGTAGTTTGCGGCCAATGCTTACCTCGGTAAAGATCAATCATGCGTCGCCAAAGACGGTCATAACCCATCTCTTCACGCCAACGAGTAGACGCTACAAGTCTCTCGTTAATTAATTCATATTTTTCTTTACGGGTTTTACGAGCCATTACACCCACCGCGCTCCAACAGGTTCAATATTGCGACCAGACGCTTTCGCCTCAGC